GCACTAAATCCAATGAGGGGTCTCCAAGAACGTTGCAGTAGACCTGAAATATCGGTAGCTGTAGACTGAGCATCCGCTAAATTAATATCCATTTGTTTAGAGTTAATTTCATTTTCAAGCTCTTGAAGTTTAATTCTAATTTGACCTTTTTCTTCTTCTGAAGTGTGGACACTGTCGATCACTTTGCCGACAGTGTCTACGAGAGATCCGCCTAATATCTTAGATAGCATCTATGCAATCCACCAATTGTAAACCACAGCGGCAACTACGATACCAATGATCCATTTGCCGTGAGGGCTAAGTTTATTCCACTTATCCCAAATCCAATTCCATGCTTTCATCTCTGCACTCCTTTCAAAGTCCTCGCTTTTTTGCCCTGAGGATCAGGCCCTTTTTTAGGTGGCGGTCCGAACTTCTTTCCACCACTTAAACCTTTACGTTTATCTTTATTTGACACCGGAGAATCTACCGCCTTTGGTAGCAGCGCCCATGCCTCGCATAGTGCTCGGTCCTGAAGGACCAGGCATAGGAATTTCGACAACTCTGCCACCTTCCATGTAGCCTTTCATGTCTTTATCCTTTTTAACAGATTTTTTCTTCATATTTTTCATATTAAGCCATCCCTTTTATTTTTTGTAATCTTCCAACCCCTGATCGTGCGCCAGTAGTCATCGTTTGATTATATCGATTTTTACCTGTTTGTGGAGTTTTTTTCTTAGTGGTTTTATTTGCTGTTGTTTTCTTCTTTAAACCAGGAATATTAACACTCTTGGGTTTAATTAATTTATTAGGCTTATAGAGAGTTGTTCTCGATAACAGTTTTTTAACATCAACAGACATTATCTACCCTTTGATTTTTCAATATTAACTCGAGCACGGAGTTCAGCAATATCTTCAGAAGAATTAATTTTCTTTTGGATATTTTGATCATTACGTTTAATACGCTCTTGCTCGAGTGCAATACGCTGTGCATCAATCTGAGCATCCGCTTGATCTTTCTGTGCTCTTAATTGTAACTCTTGTTGTTTGAGTTGGACAAGAGGATCAGGACCACCTTGACCAGATAGTTCAGCAGAAGCTTGTTTTAACTCACCCATAAACTGAGCAATCAATTGTGCCATACGAGCATTGAGTTGAACTTGTAGCTGTTCTTCATTCATGCCTGGTGGGTATCCTTCGAGTTCTGCTGTAGCAATCTCTTTTGCTTTAATTGAGATATGTTCCAAGATATGTTTTTGTAATTCTGTTGCAGCTTGTGGCTGTGCCATTACCATTGGAGAAGAACCAAAAATTAAATGAGCTTGAATATGAGCATCATGATCTTGACCAGGGAAAGCTTTCAACTCAGCTAAGGCTAAAGCTTGAGCATTTTCCATGGCGGGATCCATTGCCATTGGCTCTTGTTGTGGAATTAATAAATTATCGATCTCTCGGACTCCTAAAGCTTCATACATTCGACGATATGCTTCTCGGATATTGTGTATCTGAGGAGCTGCCATTGCTAATTGTAGCTCTTGTTGAGCGATTGCAATTCGTTGTGCTGAAGAATGAATATTAGGGTTTGATACCGGAATAATATCGACATCATCATTAAAATCTTCTGTTTTAATTTCTCTTTCACCACCCACAACCTTGTAAGGATAGCTTGGGGGTAAGAAATCTCTGAATACCTCAGCTAAAAGTCTAAATTCAATCTTTTGTGCGTAGTGTAAACGCTTATGAATCGCTGACATAACCTGTGTGCCTCTTTCTAAGAGTGCGACAGTGGTTCCGACAGCTGCATTTTGATTTCCTTCTCCAATTTGAAGGTCAGCAATCGCCGCAAAGCGTCTTCCTGCGTCTACACAGAAGCCCATCAACGCAAATAGTGTCTGAGAAGGCTCTTTATAGGGTAAATTCATGATTGATTCACGGATCATGCCTCCTGGAGAGTCTACATCTCTAAATTCTCCTGGCTGTAAGGGTTGATCGTCGTCTCGAATACGCAATCCACGAGTTTTAAAGCCCGCAGGGAGGTTTGCAAGAGTTCCTGCATCCAATAATTGACGTAAAGCCTGAGTTGCAGTTCTTGATAAACCACCAATCATGTGAATTAAACCAAAACCATAGAATCCTAAGCCTGGTAAAAACTTGTAATGAACAAAATATTGTTTTTTCTCTTTTAAAGGATCTTCTTCGCTGTAATTTCGATAGATTGAAAGCACTTTTCCTGAGCCTTCGTCGATGGTCACGATGTAAGGCAGCTTAATTCCTGTCTCTTCACCGCTTTCATCCTTGTCTTCGTAACCAATAAGGTCTAAATCACAGTGAACTTCGAGTAAAGTCATCTCTTCATCGTTACCCATACCCTTAACACCGTCTAATTTGTCGTAAGTTTCTTGAATTGAGTTCTGTTCTTGATCTGTTGGGAACACTTCGACGTCTCGATAGAAGCCCATAACCTGTTTTTTACGTAAATCGTTCTCGGACATACGAATTATTTGTGTAATTCTTTCACAAGACTCGAGATCCGAGGCTCCATAAGGTACTACTAGGTCTTCCGCAGGGACAAATTTAGCAACTGCTCTGTTCATTTGAGCATCAAAATAGATTTTTTTGAAAGCAGAACCTGCAAGAGCAAGATAAAATAACATTTGATCCATTTCAGGAGTGTAATCTTCCATGATGTTTGTAATTTGATAATTCATAAAATCTTGAACACGCTGTGCTTGAGAATTTACTTCAGGACTCGTAGCTCCCACCACCTGTGCACGAACAGGACCACCTGCTGGAAGCAGCTCTTTAATTGCTTGTGCTTGAAACTGTGTGACCGATTCTGCTAAAAGAGGATGAGTCACACCACTTGCACCTTTGAATGGTCGAGTTTGTTCGGTGTAATTAAAACCTAAAAGCTCTAAACCATCGGTGTAGGACTTTGCCCAATCTTCTCTTGTGGATTTATCTTCTTTATATTTTTGAGAAAGCTCATCAGCTAGTCTCATTAACTCTTGTTCGTCAATCTCTTCGGCAAGGTTCGCATAGAAGTTTTTTTCCTCTTCCATTTCATCGAACAATCCTTCAACGTCACCAACCATCATCGAGCCATCTTCCATCTCGACTTGTCCACTTGGTAGTTCTTCTACCTCCATTACATCGACTTCGAGTTGGTTTGGTTCTACTTCTTCTGATACTATATCAGTTAATCGCTCAACGTTATTGAGTGGATTTTTATCATCTTCAGCCATTAGTAATATTTATCACTTCCTGAGGAGAGATACAATCCCTCCTTGATTTTTATACATTGGAAATACAGTATCAAATCTATCATCAATTTCCATAGCATATACACCATGAAGTTCTCCCCCTGCATCTTCAATATAGATTTTTTTTACTTCGAGAGGTGGTCGATTAGGATCTAACTGAGATAAACGTTCAAAGATTTTAGGCACGACGCCTTTCTTTACATTCTTCTCTACTGTACTTCCTTTAGGTATCCCCTTTAAACTTTTACCATCAGAAGCTCCATAGAACATCGCATTACCATATGTCGGTACTCCTCCTTTTAAACTTCCATCTCTTCCAGAAACCATATCCGCAGGAGCAATCGCAAGCCAATTCTTTCCTTCGGTGTACGCTTGCTTTGCCATTAATTTAATTCCGTAGTCGCCCCAATACTCATCATCTTGGAAAGGAGTGAACGGCATTTTCTTGTCGCTTATTTGTGGGCCACCTAAGAAAGAAACCTGCTTCTCTAATAACTCATTAAATCTTTTTTGAAGGTTGCCTAACTCTTTAATATCTTTCGGTGTCAGCTCTGCGGGAGGAATCGAAGATAATTCCATAAACTTTTTGTATTCTACATCCGACATCTTAGAAACTTTCTCTGCGAGCATTTCATTATTTAAATTAGGATTCGGATTGTAATCTAAGTCTCTTGCCCTTTGATGAATGTCCGATTGCATTTCTTGAATAAATAAAACTTCATCGTTCATATCATTCAAGTTCTCATCATAGCGAGTTCTAATATCGTAACGAATGTGAGCCAAAGGATTTTTATCAGGATAGTGTTGACTAAAGACTTTGCTTGGTTGTCCTTCGATCTCAGGAGAGATTAAAACTTTTTCTCGATAGTCACGACCTCCACTCAAGGTATATCCACTATCTTCAAACTTCGGTGCAGCTAAAGGACCATCTAATGTTCGAATACTTGGGTTGAGGTAACCGCCTTCACCAAATTGTTTAATGAAACGATCCATTGTTTTTTTAACTTCAGGAAAATCATCAAAAGTTTTATTCTTAACCATTCGCTCATATAAGTTTTCAATCTTATCAAATTCGTCTTCTAAAAATCTTCCTAAGTTCCCTGTATCTCCATAACTAGGATCCATTACTTCAGATTGTACTTTGGAAACAGTCTCTCTTAATTCTAATAAATCTTCATACTGTGCTTCCCCTACTTCATCTTTACGCATTCCTCGTGTATCAATATCTCCTGGTGCGGGCGGTTCCATGTTTCTTGCATCTTCAACCAATCTTTTGGTAGTCGCTCGAATGTTAGCTAAGTCATTAACCTCTTCTCCTCCATACTCTTTGACTCTAATTCTAAAAGCAGGATTGACTAAAAATAAATCTCTAATCTCATTGACAGGAACTCTTTCTCCTGTTGCTTCATACGCATCTAAAACTTCTAACACCCCTGTTTCTTTTAACTCTTGATTGGTCACATCATTTTTCTTAAACAATGCTTTCCATTCTCCTGCGGATAAACTTTGATCTTTGGTTTTAATGGTAGGACGAATTTTTTCGATACCGCCTGTTTTATTGTAGTTAGCGTAGTTGACATTATCCACGACTTCTAAACCTTTAGAATAAAACGGAGTCCCTTCCGAGAAGGTTAACATTTCTGCTTCGGTGATATCTCCTACAGGAGCCGCGGTCCGTGGTTCAACATACGTGCCTGTCTTTTGGTCGAGCGTTACTAACTCGGTTCCCGGTCCGAGATCCGTGGTTCCTGTCACGAGGTCCGTGGCTGTACTCTTACTACGACTTGCTCGAAAAGCATTGAATGCATCTTTTCCGCCCTTGTAAATATTTTTAATAATTCGTGGGCCATAACCGATGATCGGGAGTGTTCCGGCTCCCGCTAAGAAGGTCATGATTCCTGCGCCTGTCATTTTACCAACATCGCCTTCTTGTTTGGCTTCTTTAAATTTTTCTACTTCTTTAAAATAATCTTCAGCAGCAATCGCTTCTCCTGAGCCAGGTAAAAATGATAACGCAAGCTTTGCTGCGCCTGCGCCTAAAGATGCAGGATCAATCGCTGTTTGATTCGGTGTGACCGACATTTCTTTCCCCCGAACTTTAATTTTTTTCGGTGCGGTTATCCCTGCGTTTTCAATTCCGTTTGCCATTAATAATATTTATATGTTTTTTTCACTCGAGTGTCTTCCACCCAATCTGATTCTAATCTAAGAAAATCGCCTTGTCTAAACCTAATTATCGCTTGAGACATACTATCGACTAAGTCGTCATGATCGCCATACGGAAACGCTGCAACCTCTTCAATGACTTCTTCGGCAAATTGTCGTTCAGGCGCCCAAACCATGCCACTCGCAAAGACAGGGGCACAGGTATGAACACGAGTATGTTTATCGGCTCCTCGGCCAGGAGTAAATGCCATCACAGGTATACCCATTCTTCGCAGTTCTTGAGCCAAGGGCATCCCTGATGCTTTTTGTTCAATCAACACCATTTCGGGTTCCCAATACAGCCATTCATCATACGCAATCTCTTTCAGCTCAGGGAATTCCCATCTGCCTTTTTTCGCATCGAGCAAAATAATATTAGGCGTGACTTCATCAGGACGAAAGATACCCCATGTCGTAATCGCACTATAGTCCGCTGTTTCTTTTTTACTAAACGCTGTATCGTAACTTTGAATGATATAATCGACTATTGGTTCTTTTTTCTTTGTCCACCGTTGCCACCATTCACGTTTAATAATAGCACCTTCTTCGGATGTGGGTTTTTGTTGCCACTGCGCATTCCATTTCTGCACGGACAACGAAGCTTTGACCGCTTCTAAATCTTTGACATTCCAAAAGGTAGGCCAGACAGGCGTGTTGTCATCAAACAACGCAGGGAACTCGACGACTTCCCATTGATCAGACTTGGGTTCTTTTTGAGCATCAATTAATTTTCCTGTTAAGTCTTTCGTTGACCAACGAGTCATCACACAAACAATCGAACCACCAGGCTGTAAACGCTGTCGAGGACCCGAGGTATACCATTCGTAGGCGTTCTCCATTGCTGTCTCGGACAACGCATCTTGTTCCGAGTGAGGATCGTCAATAATAAATAAATCCGCACCACGACCCGTGACGGCACCACCGACACCCGCAGCAAAGTATTCGCCACCATGATTCGTTTCCCAACGGCCCGCGGCCTGTGAGTCTGCTCGTAATTCGACGTCTGGAAAAATTTTTTTAAAAATATCTTCGTTCATAAGATTCCTTACCTTTCTTCCGAAACGATAAGCTAATTCTGCTGTATGAGTTGTTTGAATAATTTTGAGCTTCGGGAAATTTCCCATCATCCATGCAGGAAATAAAAAAGATGCAAATTCAGATTTTGTATGACGGGGCGGCATGTTGACAATGAGTCTCTTTAAATTTCCGTCCTTAATCGATTCAAACTTCTTTGCTATAATTTCGTGGTGCCCAGGTACCCTAGGGTTCCCTGTACCATATACAAACTCAGGCCATACCATTTTTACAAAATCCATAAAATTGTTACGGGCGTTCTCTAACTTTTTAATCTCTAA